GCTCGTGCTCAGTCTATCTCAGCAGAACGTAGTTTCGGTACTACTGGGGTATACCAAATCGGTTCTATCATGCCACAAGAGCACGTTTACTTGAAGTATGAAGGTTCTGTAACAGTAGAGCGCTTCCGTATGAAGAAAGAGAACCTTGCAACATTAGGTTTCGCTGCTTTAGGGGAAGAAGTACTACAAATGGACATCATGGACATTGTACTGTATGACAACTACACACAAGAAGTAATCGTAGCATACCGTGGATGCTCTATCGACAGCTATTCTGAAGATGTTAAAGCGAACGAAATCACTAGTGAGAACGCTCGTTTCTACTTCCTAACTTCAGCTAACGTCCGTAGTGCGTAATACTAATAAGAGACCCTTTTATAGGGTCTTTTTTTATACGTAAAATAGAAGGGAAGGCATATTATTATGAGCTATACACACAAGTTTAGAGACAATATGTACATGCACCCTGAAGTAAAGATAGGTGAACTAGAACTTGACTTAAATAAGACAATTAAATCTCTTGAGACCCTATCACTAAGTAGCTTGATGAACGTAGACGCAAGACTACCTGTAAATGACGAAGTACTAACATTCGATGCAGCTACAGGAAAGTGGGTACCTAAACCACCTACAGGCGGAGGAAGTAGCAGCAGTTCACCTTCCTACCTGGTTGATCTAGCGAAATAGAAAATTAAAAACGATGGAACTAGTGCAGTACTTACTACAAAAGGGCTTAACGATGCAATGGCATGGGCAGCCCAAAACGGGTATGTCGAAGCAGTCCTTCCAAGAGGTACATATCTAATCGATAAGGACAGTCAATTAAAACCGCAAAACTTTTTAATCCTCAACTTGAATGGCTCTACTCTACAAAAAGAAACAAACGGATATACAGGCTATAGTGTAATCAGTTTTAAAGACAATCAAATCTATTCACGAGTAACTAACGGAATTATTAAAGGTGACAGAACTACACATGACTTCAGTAGTGGGGGTTCACATGAAGGTGGGTACGGAATCGAAATTGGTAGCTTTACTCCACCTGCTAACGGAGGGAATAACTGCCGATTCATTATCCTGGATAACTTAGAGATATGTGACTTTACAGGAGACTCTGTGACTCTTAACAGCACATTCGGTCAGATTTCTCCTATCCCTACAGCACTAGCTAGTTCATGGGAACAAGGCGCTATAAGCACGACAGACGGTACTCTAGTAACAAACAATGCAAAGATACGATCTAAACTACAGTTCGATATGACTCAACCTGCTATCGTTAAGTATGGTTATTTCGGACTATACGGTAATGGTTACGGTGGGCTAGGAACAGACATCACATGTGACTACTACGATGTAATTTTCTACAATGCTAGTAATACATTCGTATCTTCTACAGTAAACGTCCAATTCTTTGACGAAGTAGAAGTACCTGTAGGAGCTACATATGCTAAAGTCGTTCTTCACCAGTCTACTATTCCTGCCGCAGCAAACTGTTTAATAAACGTCCGAGTACCTTCGTTCCCGCAGCATGTGTATATTGAGAAATGTAATTTACACCACAACCGCAGACAAGGTGTATCAGTATGTGGCGGAAAGAACATATATATCACAGGAAACCAAATCCATCACATATCAGGCGCAGACCCTCAATCAGGAATCGATATAGAAGACGGTTATGATCTGAACCAAATGATTCACATTGAGAACAACGTATTCTATAAGAACGAGAAGTACAACATCATCGTAGTTAACGGAAAGAACATTTACATTAATGGGAATACACTAATGCCACCTGTAAGTAATGGGTATGTAAGTTTAGCGGTCAATGGTGGAGCAGACAAAGTAGTAGTGACTGGGAACACAATTCGACATAACAAGGTATCGTTATCAGGTGAGACTATATTTGCAAACAACTACGTCTATGGGGCGCAGGTAATCACTAATGCAGCTTATGCTACTAGACAGATTAAGATAGTTGGATGTACGTTCCATAACTGTAAATACGTTTCAGATAACCCATTCCCTTATATCGTAACAGTTGACGACTGCTCATTCTTTAACGATAGTGATAAGTTGAATTCTCTATCTACAGTACTTCAATGGACACTAGACATAAAGCAGGAGCCGCAGGCATTTGTAAACTGTACGTTCCAGGGGCAAGACGTGAACTACTTAACTTATGTAGCTAACGCAGCAGCATTTAAGCAAGGGTGGGTATTCCAAAACTGTAGGTTTAAAAACACGAAGACTCCTGCTTTATTTGCAGGTAAATACACGAACTGTGATTTCACAGATTTAACTACAGCGTTAGGTGTAAACAGGCATAGTGATGGAACAAACTCGTTAGAACTTGTTAACTGTAAGTTCGTTTCCACTGATGCAAACAACTCTATGATTACTGTATCTGCTTTAAAGAATTTTGTTATGAGGGACTGTTCAGTAGAAAAAACAAGTGGGTACATCCTAACAATCCAAAGCGTGAATGACGAAGTAATATTAACGGAAAATGCATTTAAGCAAACAAACGATGCTTTGCCTAGAGCACTGGTTACTGTAGAAGCAAGTTTCACTGGTTCACTAATCAGTATGAAGGACAACTACTTCAAAGCAACGAACAACTCCCAAGTAGCAATTAACGACCTAACAACAAACACACCATCATTCATCATACAGAACAACATCTTGAAGAAAACAACGATCACAAGCACAAATGCTATTAAGGTAAATAACATCGTTAACGGAGTTTTACAGCCATAAAAAACGTGCCCTTCTTACTTTAGAGGGGCACATTGTAGTTTACAGTTTCTTTACAGTTCAGTTACAGAGGGTTATTTAGGGGGTTAATGTGTTACATTAGTAGACATAGAACAAGAAAGGAAGTTATGCATGAAACTTAAATCTATCATCACATTAGGTGCATTGTCAACAGGATTCTTCCTATTTGGACAGGGTACAGCTTCAGCAAGTGGGTTTGACACAGACAGGAGTATTGTAGATTACCTTTATCACAAACAAGAGGATCACAGCTTTGGTCATCGTAAACAATTGTCAGAAGCTTACGGAATGTCTAATTACGTAGGAACAGAAGCTCAAAACGTACAATTACTTACCATGCTTAAAGCTGACAGAGGAGAAGCTGCTCCTCAGAAACAGGTAGCGCCTGTTCAACAACCAAAACAACAAACTCAGGTTGAACCTGAAACTAAGCAAGCACAACTGCAAGGTAAAACTTTGATCGTAGAAGCTACTGCTTATACACCACATCCAAGTGAGAATGGTGGTACATATGGTGGACAAGTACTAACAGCTACTGGATTTAACTTAAGTAAGAATCCAAACGCACGAGTTATTGCTGTAGACCCACGAGTAATCCCGTTAGGTTCTAGAGTATA